GTCTTCATCTCAAAAAGCGTCAGCAGTGCGTAGAAAGCGTGCTGCTGGCAATCCAGGCGGAAAGCCTACGAATGTAAAAACAATTGTCTCGAAAAAAACAAGCAGAAAAAATAAAAGATGATGTAATTGAATGGTCTAAGCAAGTCTTAGAACCAATGAATAAACATTTAGGTTTTCCGGCATGTCCTTTCGCTGCCAAATGGCGTAAAGAAAATAAACTCCGAATTGAAGTTCGTATGGATAAATCGAAGTATGAAAAACATCTCACCAATGTATTAAAAGATTGGAATAAAAAACAACACGATATTATCATCTTTTGTGATCCTTTTTGGGACCAATACACACCCGAACAATTTCAAGAGAAAATAGATTTTTACAATAAAACATATAATAGACGTGATGTTTACTTTATGGGTTTTCATCCTGATAATCCTGCGACTGCTGATGGAGAAGAATTCTTAGTAGATCCCACAGACAATTGTACTTATGAGTCCGATTTAGGCTATTCTATGATGCTCATACAGAAGTTTAAGCAGTTGTATGAAGCGAGTTGCAAACTACATAAGATAGGTTATTATGAAAAGTGGCCAGCCGAGTATTATGACGAGGTCGTCAGAACAAGGCAACAAACGTACGAAAAACTATTTAAAAAGGAGAAAACATCATGATGAAAAAGAAAAATGTCGTCAAAAAAAGAGGCGGCGGTATGATGAAGATGATGAGTGGAGGCGGTGTCTCCCCTAGAAAAGCTATGGCTATGGGAATGAAACGTGGCGGAGCTGCAAAGTCAAAGAAAAAGAAGTAATTTATGGCTACCTCGGGAACAACTAATTTTGATCTAAGTTTTGATAGACTAATTGAACGTGCTTATGCTCGTTGTGGTAAGTCTGTGAGAACAGGATATGATCTTGCTTCCGCAAGGGATAATTTAAATTTATTATTCTCTGAATGGGGCAACCGAGGTATTCATTTATGGAAAGTAAAAAATGAAACTGCAAATTTAACTGCTGGTACAACTACCTATACAGCACCGAGTGATGCTTCCGATGTACTAGAAATTGTTTATCGAGAAGTTAGTGGTAGTACTACAACTGATACAAGTATGACTAAAATATCTCGATCTGAATACGAAAACTTACCGAATAAATATTCAACAGGCACACCAAGTCAATATTACATTCAACGAAATATCTCTAATGTTGAAATAAATTTATATCAAACACCTGATACAACAGACTCGCAGATTAATTATTTTTATGTGGGTAGAATTGAAGATGTGGGTGCTTACACCAATACTGCTGATGCACCTTATCGTTTTTTACCTGCAACAGTAGCAGGTCTTGCTTATTATTTAGGTCAAGAAATTGCACCTGAAAGATCACAAGAATTAGAAAGACGTTACGAAGCAGAACTTCAAAGAGCACTAACTGAAGATAGTCAATCAACTTCTGTTCATATTGTTCCTCGTAGCTTTTATCCTGGAGGATAAAAATGACATTTGCACAAGGTAAATTTGCTCTCGCTATCTGTGATCGATGTGGTCAACAATATAAATATTTAGAATTACAACAAGAGTGGAATGGACTCTTTACTTGTCCAGAGTGTTTTGAACCTAAACATCCACAATTAGACCCTCCTTATCATCCTGCTGATCCCGTAGCTTTAATGGACCCCAGGCCCGCAAGACAAGAGCCTGTGACTGTTTTTGTTGGATCTCCAGGAGATAGTTCTTTTACTTCAACAGGAATGAAACCAACCACAGAAACAAGGGACTTGAATCCACTGATACGAGTTGGTAAAGTCACAGTGAGTATATCATGAATTATTCTGAACTTTTAACAAATGTCCGAAGCTATACAGAGGTAGATAGTAATGTCTTAACGGAATCTATTATTAATGTTTTCCTTACTAATATTGAAAATCAAATAGATCGTCTTTTAGACGATGATGCACAAAGAAGATATGCAACAACCAGTCTAACTACAAACAATTCTTTTGTTGAGGTAGCTTCTCTTGGATTAGGTGGTTTTCGTTTTGCTAGAGGAGCACAAATAGTCAAAGATAATGGTGAACGTGTTTGGCTTGAACAAAGAGATACAACTTTTATGGACGAATATGCAGTAGAAAGATCCACTTCTGATTCTAACTATACTGGCATACCAAAGTATTGGGCTAATTGGGATAATAGTTATTTAATGGTCGCTCCTACACCTGATCAGGTGTATACCTTAGAATTATGGTATAATGAACAACCTGAAAGATTAGGTGACGGAACTGGAGGAACTTCTACTACAACCTTTATATCCAATAATGCACCTGAAGTTTTGTTGTATGGCGTACTTGGGGAAACCTTTTCATACTTGAAAAATCCACAAGATATGCAATTATACAGTCAAAAGTTCCAGACTGCTTTGACAGCTTTCGCTAATGAGCAAATGGGACGTAAACGTAGAGACGAGTATGCGGACGGAGTTTTACGAGTACCCTTACCGTCAGCAGACCCACAAGCCTAAGGAGGGCTTAAAACATGGCAATTAACCAAGCAGTTTGTGCAACATTCAAACAGCAGTTGTTAGATGGCGACCATGATATCAGTTCAGATACTGTGAATCTCGCTCTCTATACAGCTTCTGCTACTTTGGATGCGAACACTACAGCCTATGCAGCAACTAACGAAGTTGGTGACTCAGGCACATACGCAGCAGGCGGTGGCACTCTAACGAATGCAAACGTCAGCTTAACCAAAACTAACGCAACAGCATCAACAGCTTTTGTAGACTTTGATGATTTATCATTTACAAGTGCAACAATCTCAGCTCAAGCAGCTTTGATTTACAACACTTCATCAGCTAACGTAAATGCTGCGATTGCAGTATTAGATTTTGGTGGTGTGAAGACATCTACAAACGGAACTTTCACAATTCAGTTCCCAGCAAACGACGCTACAAACGCAATTCTAAGAATTAGCTAAGGCATTTCGTTTACAAACAAGCGAGTTGCTTGTAGTATAAGATATGTCTTACGCTAGTTCTCCTATAGCAGCTTCTGCTTTTTCCGATGAATCAGAAGTAAATTCTCAGGTTATCCTGACAGGGGTAGCGGCTGCTTTTTCTTCCGATACTCCAATTATTGTAGCGGATGCTACAGTCACCTTAAACAGTTTAGAAGCAACTACTAATGTAGGACAGGCAACTGCTTTTGCTGAATTCATAGCAGAGGTTACAGGTTCAGAACTTAGCACTAATTTAGGCACTGAGTCTGTAACTGGTGGAGCTACTCAAGTTCCTACAGGAGAAGAACTTTCAACCTTTACAGGATCTGTTGCATTGCAAACAGATCAAGTTATTACTCCAACAAGTTTATTAGTACAATTTACTGAAGGCACAATTGATCGTGCTATAGAACAATCTTTCCAACCCGGTAACACTTTCGCAGGTGCACCATTTGCTTCTGATGAAGTAATTAGTTCCGAGGCCCTTGTTACGGGACTCAATGCAACAAGCACCACAGGTACTATTGGTGTTGCCACAGATCAAATTATTGATGTTACAGGAATACAAGCAGATATAGTATTAGGTACGGCTGAAGCAAAAGGTATTGCTGTTGCAGTACTGACAGGCGAACAAATTGATACTCAATCAGGAACTCTAACAACTCAAACTGATAACTTTATTGATGTTACAGGATTACAAATTGATACTAACCTTAATAGTGTAGGTATCGCTGCAGGTGGAAATATTACAGTTATTGCTCCTGCTGATCAAATTGAAGCAGAATTAGGTGACTCTGTTATCGCTGCAAGTGCCTTGGTTCTACCAACAGGTGTGGAAGCTACCTTCTCTCCAGGAACAGCCATAATTGCAGGTGATGCAAATATCTCATTAACAGGTGTACAAGCAGAAACATTCACAGGAACAGCAAACGCACCTGCTGCTGCTATTTTAACAGGGGTAGAAGCTTCTACGGAACTAGGTACTTCTACAGTCGTTGCAAGTGCTCTGGTCGAACCGACAGGAGAAGAAGTTTCTACAAATACAGGAGATATTACAATTAATGGTGATGCTTCTGTTTCTCTAACAGGTTTAGGTTTAGTCTTTGCAGATGGTACACCGACTGTAACCGCAGATGCTATTGTAACACCGACAGGATTGCAAATTTCATTTAATAATGGTACAGTAGATGTCGTTGGTGACGCTAATGTATTAGTCACTGGAC